CAAGCATTATTTTGACAATATTCATTTATTTTTTTTTCTGACCATTGATTAAAATTTTTTGGCAATTCGTTACACAAAAAATGACTACTTGCTAACATTAAACTTTCTTTTTCTGTTGGTGTCATGTTATTTACTCGCTTTCTTTTTTTGTTGTTGTTTATATTCTCGTAATGTTTTTGCATTGCTAAGATGTAGCAAATCAATTTGATAAAAATAAGGGTTCATATCGTCACACCTCCAACCCTTTTTTTTACTCATTTTATTAACAAACTTAATAAAATCATCTTTCCAATTATTCATTGAACCCTCTCAATTATGTTGTTTTTAATTGTAATTTTTGCGAACCATTTTCTATTAACATCACAACCAATAACAACCCCGTCTGGTTTGTACTCATCCTTAAAAATATTAGTTTCTGAATAATCTAACTCAGATCCTATATTGTTTTTAAGCTCTTTTTTTGTCTTATAGTATAACTGTATTGTCATTTTTTCTTATCCTTCCTATTGTTTATTTGTTTAGTTTTGCTTTTAACTTCTTTTTGCCGTATGTTTTTACTTTTTCAACTATTACTGTTGTTGTATCTTTTTTATAGCACAACAGACAATCTTTACATTTTTGACCCGTACAATTTTGTTGATCAATATAATCAGTTTCAATAACTGTATTAAATGTTTTATCAAAATGCTTAGGCGTTTTAGTCATTATATGATTTGTCAATGGTGATGAATAAATCAATATAAGATTTTTGGGTTTATCATGTTTGTCAAAATACGGCTTAATCACATCAAATCTTTTAGTCCACAAGCTAAAAGTACAATGAGGGTTTTTAATTGCTATATTGACATAGTTTTCAAGATTAATTGTTGCTTGCTTTTTATCTAATGCAAGTTCACCATGAGCATTAAAACGAAAAAAAGCACTATTAATAATTGGCAAGGCGTCAGGGTGTAACACTTTAGAATTAAGCAAGTCAGTATTTCTTTGTAATGCTGGAGCCATATTTTTTCTAAAAGTGTTTAACATCTCGTGAGAATAGCAAAAAGTACAAATATTTTTTGCATCTTGTTTGTTATATTGTTTTATACAATATTCGTTTGTTGTTGTGTTAGTTGATATAGCTTGAAAGCCTTCTAATTTTCCCGTCATTTTTGATATATGTATTGTCATGTTTTCCTTTCATTTTTGTTTTTACTTTTAATACTATCATTAAGTTTTTATAATTGACTAAATTGTCGCATATTATATTGACCATAAATGCAAGATATAAAGCATTAATGAAGTTAAAAAAACTGTTGAAACTATAAAAAATATAGATCCCCATAATAAGTTTTTATTCATGATTAATAATTCCTAAGTTTTTAAGTCTATTTATATCAACTTTTATGTCTTTACTTTCAATAGGTTCTTTTTGTATTTTAGAAATAACAAGATCCTCAAATTTATTTTGACCATAATTGTCAATTATTTTAAAAATATTCTCATTATACATAATATCGTGATTTGATATTTCAGTTCTAAAATCAATATTATCTTTACCCATAAACTCTAAAGCAAGTTTATCGGATAAATAATTAATTGGATGTTTTTTTTTCATTTTGTTTTTACCTTTTTTTGTTTGTTTAATTCAATATATCAAATGAGTTAATTTATTATATGAGCATAATGTCGCAGTTACTTTATAATCATTCTAAGTTTATTGCTGTTAAGTTGTGAGATTAAAAGATTAGAGGGTTAAAAGATTATAGGGTTTAAAATTATAATTAATAAAGTTACTATTCTAATATATCAAGCCATCATTTTTTTTTATGCGATATAACAAACGGGTCAACAATACTGACCTATTTATTTCCGATAATTAATAGTTATAGGAATTACTATTAATAATCATAAGTTATCGTTAGTAATATTTTATAGAATAGATTGCTTTTTTTCTATTTAAAGTATGGGGTAGCACCCCGACAGCACCCGCCGATTATTATATATATATACACCGAACTTCAGGACACCTTTACACACAGACACCTTTATACACACCCACACCTTTTACTTTTAATAACCTCAAAATAAACTATATATGGTATATGAACTATTTTTCATCAGAAGATCTAGATTGTGTTTGCTTTATTGAAGAGAAAACCAACAATGTTGTAATCAAATTCTTTGGTATGCCTAACAATGAGTCTGCCGAGTTATTTACATCTTACATCATGATGAAGCTAGGATTTGAATATATACCTTTTGATGGAGATAATCACAGTAAATCAATTCACTAGATATGGATATTAAGATACCCTATACACCTAGAAAGCACCAAGCTCACTTACATAGACAAATAGATAAGCATAGATGGAATGTGCTAGTTTGTCACAGAAGGTTTGGAAAGACAGTATGTATGATTAATCATTTAATTAGGTCAGCATTACTGTCCAAACTCAAGAACCCAAGATTTGCATACATTGCACCCACCTTCAAACAAGCTAAGTCTATTGCATGGGATTACATGAAACAGTTCACCGCCAAAATACCCCACACCAAGTTTAACGAAACAGAGCTAAGAGTAGATTTGCCAAATGGTTCTCGTATCACTTTGCTAGGCTCAGAGTCTCCAGATGGATTGCGTGGAATATATCTAGATGGCTGCGTGATCGATGAGTACGCAAATGTAAACAGTAAGTTGTTTCCAGAAATCATTAGACCAGCATTATCAGATCGTAAAGGTTACTGTGTGTTTATTGGTACACCTATGGGAATGAACAACAACTTCTATGAGCTGTACCAACACGCACAAGGTGCGGAAGATTGGTTTAACTACAAAGCTAAAGCGTCAGATACTAAGATTGTAGATGAGGATGAGTTAGTCAAGGCAAAAGAAGTTATGGGTGAAAAGAAGTATCAGCAAGAGTTTGAGTGTGATTGGATAGCAAACATAGAAGGTGCAGTATATGGAGATGTAATAGGTAAACTAGATGATCAAAAGCAGTTATCTAGAGTTCCCTACGATCCTTCATTACCTGTATCAACAGCATGGGATCTCGGGGTTTCCGACCATAGTGCTATTATATTTTACCAGCAGCTTGGCAGAAGCATAAGCATTATAGATTATCATGAAGAGAGAGGTCAAGGTTTACCTTACTATATTCAGCTTGTTAAAGAAAAGGAGTATGTCTACAAAGATCACTTTGCACCACACGATATTGAAGTTACCGATTTTGGCAATGGCAAAACCAGGAGAGAGGTCGCCTACCAATTAGGAATTAGGTTCAAGGTAGTTCCAAAAATTCCATTAGAGGATGGCATACACGCAACCACAATGACCTTGCCTAGATGTTGGATTGATACAGACCATTGCAAAAAATTAATAGATGCGTTAAGACATTACCACAGGAAGTATATTGATAAAAATAGAATGTTTAGATCAAAGCCTGTACACGATTGGAGTTCACACGCTTGTGATGCTATGCGTTACCTCGCTGTTGGACTTCAAGAAATTAATACTAGACAATCGGCTCCACAAAGTGTAGCAGATAATAGTTACAGGATTATATAATTATGAGTTCATTATTTAAAGCACCAAAAATGCCACCGCTGCCACCAGTACAACCTTTGCCAACACCACCACCACCAGTTCCAGAAAAAATAAGTTCAGAAGATAAAGAAGCTATTGCAAAAGAACAGGCAGCAGTTGAAAGAAGAAGAAAAGGTAGAAAGTCTACAATACTTACTTCACCTCTTGGTGTGCAAGAATCTGAAGAGTCAAAATTAAAAACTTTATTAGGTAAATAGATGTTAGATAAAATTAAAAAAATTTTTAAAATAAAACCAAAAGATAAACCTTTAGTTTTAAAAGATGAAAAAAGAACTTACGAAAAAAAAATAGATCATAGTAATGATATTACTTTTGAAAATGAAATCAACAAACCAGAAGTTAAATCTGAAACAAGAGAAACAAAATCAGAAACAACTTCATCACTAACATTCGGAGAATAATTATGGGAGGAAGTTCAGTATTTAAAGCACCAGTTAAAATAGCACAAAAAGCAGGTATAATAAAAAAACCTACATCAACACCTGCAAAAGTTGTAGCACCAGTTGTAGCACCAGTTGTATCACCAACTGTTGCAGAAGTTTCGCAAAGTGAAGCTGCAAATGCGTCTAGTTATGATCTAAGAAAAACAAAAAGAAAAGGAAGATCAGCAACAATTATGACAGGACCAACAGGTGTAAAAAATGAAGATTTAGTATTAGGCAAAAAAAGTTTATTAGGATTGTAATATGGGAGCTATAACACCATCTTCAAAACTTAAAAAATTACCTTCAGTAAAAAAACCAGGAAAATTTAGTGGAGCATTTCAAACTTTTGATGACGATCCTTTAGATGATTTAGCAAGAGCAAGAAAAGGATTTGTTAAAAATACTGGTAGAAAATTAGGAGATGTAAGAAATGCTGGAGCTTATAAAAAATTTACAGAAAAACAAAAAAAAGAATACAGAAAAAGAAACCCTCAAGATTTTAAAGAAGAAGAAACAGGATTTAAATTAGGAAAAAGAAGTTTATTAGGATCATAATGGCACGAACAGATTTAAGTAAAAGTTTACTATCTAGATATGAAAAGCTAGAAGGTCAAAGGCAAAACTGGGAAACGCATTGGCAAGAGGTTGCAGATTATATGCAACCAAGAAAAGCAGATGTAACTAAGACCAGAGCTAGAGGTGATAAAAGAATGGAACAAGTTTTTGATTCTTCACCAATACAAGCAGTAGAATTATTAGCAGCATCATTACATGGTATGTTGACTAACCCATCAACACCTTGGTTCACCCTAAGATTTAAAGAAGAAGATATTGAAAACGAAGATGAAGCAAAAATTTGGTTAGAGTCTGCAACAGAAGCAATGTACACAGCATTTAACAGATCAAACTTCCAACAAGAAATATTTGAATTGTATCATGACTTAATTACATTTGGTACAGCTTGTATGTTTATTGAAGAAGATGATGATGATTTAATTAAATTTTCAACAAGACATATCAACGAAGTATTTATTGCAGAGAATGATAAAGGTAGAGTTGATACAATTTTTAGAAGATTTAAAATATCTGCTAGAGCTGCAGTACAAAAATTTGGCGATAATGTTTCATTAGACATTCAAGGTATATTTAAAAAAGACCCTTACCAAGAAGTAGAAATACTACACACAGTTTATCCAAGATCAGATTTTAATCCTAAGAAAAAAGATAAAAGCAATATGCCATTTGAATCTGTTTACTTAGAATATAAAAATGCAAATGAATTATCTATTTCTGGATTTAAAGAGTTTCCTTTTGTAGTACCAAGATACTTAAAAGCATCAAATGAAATTTATGGTAGATCACCTGCAATGACAGCTTTGCCAGATGTTAAGATGCTAAATGAAATGTCTAAGACTACAATTAAAGCTGCACAAAAACAAGTTGACCCACCACTATTAGTTCCTGATGATGGTTTTTTATTACCAGTTAGAACTGTACCAGGTGGATTAAATTTTTATAGAAGCGGTACTAGAGATAGAATTGAACCATTAAACATTGGTGCAAATAATCCATTAGGTTTAAACATGGAAGAGCAAAGAAGAGATGCAATTAGAGCTGTGTTCTATGTCAATCAACTTATGATGCAACAAGGTCCACAAATGACAGCGACAGAAGTTATCCAAAGAAACGAAGAGAAGATGAGATTACTTGGTCCAGTATTAGGTAGACTACAATCAGAATTATTAAAACCATTAATTGATAGAGTGTTTGCAATATTGCTTAGAAACAATATGTTACCACAAGCACCAGAGTTTTTATCGGGTAAAGATATAGAAATAGAATATGTATCTCCACTTGCTAAAGCACAAAAATCTTCAGAGCTACAATCTATTATGAGAGCAATAGAAATATTAGGTAGCCTTGCTAATGTTGCACCAGTATTTGATTATGTTAATTTTGATAACCTTGTTAAACACTTAGCAGAAATTGTAGGTATGCCACAAAAATTATTAAAATCACAAAACCAAGTAAACGCAGAAAGACAAGAACAAGCAGCAC